TATACGGGATTGAGGGAACGGCGGTCGGATGGATCCTTGAGAGTGAAGGAAACATTATAGCGGCCAAGGTTGGCGTAGTAGGGCAGAGCGGAATCAAACCGGGAGTAAAATATACGATCACAGCCAACCGGGAACTCGTGGAGGTGCAAGATGAAACGGAAAGCAATTGAGAAGATAGAACCAGCAAAGACCAGGAAAAAAGGACATATCGCGACAGTCCAGACATTAGACGATATTGCAATCATTAATGTATTCAATGACAAGGTTCTGGCAGTAAGATACTGCATCAACTGCGAAACAGGAGAACACGAATATTGGACAGAAAAGAACGGCTGGAAGAAAGGAAAACTCATAACAGCAATAGAAGGAAACTGGTACGAATGGGTATGGATGAAACATGCTTATAAGTATCCAAAGATTGATTCAGAGGAAGATAGAAAGAGACTCTTGGATATAACACAGGATAAATATTGCGCAAACGATGTATGGAGTCGGATAGATCACATGGAATACAGTTACGATTATGATGTCAGACAGACCGCAGAGCATAACAGAAAAGCGAAGATAAATAATTTCATGAGCAAAGCACCGGCACTTCCTAAAGACGCAGATCAATGGTTCTTTGAAAAGACAGCTGGTGAGGATTATATGTTTAAAGAAAAAGGAACAGAGAACTTTAGCTGCACAAATTGTGGAGAATCATTTGACAGATCTGAGTTAACGCCGATACATCAGGGCAAAAAGAAAGCGACACATAATGATATGGTGAGATGCCCGTCTTGCGGGAAAATCGTTCAGGTAAAAACAAGAACAGATCACATCACAGCCCCCCCTGAGAGCTTGTATAAGCTTGATCGGATTGACGAAACGGCAAGCGTATTAAGAATCTTCCGTGTAGATATCGAATGGGATTCTGGAAGACATCGGATAGAAATCGATGAGGAAATCCGTATTGTGATATATAAGCAGGATTTCTTTAAGAGTAATAGATATAATTACAAGATTTTTTACAATATCCCATGGGAAGGATGGCATAAAAGCAACAACCTGAATTACCGGGCAAGAGATGGCTATATGTACCCCGGAGATTAC